AAGTGCAGTTAGATGGGTAGCAAAGACTAAAGGAAATAAAGCAGCAATAAAATATGCAAAAAGTTTACAAGAGGGAATATTATTAGAAGGTGGAGCAGCAGGACATATGAATCATCCATTTGATGACAGTGGATTAACATTTGGAGACTTTAAACAAATTATAAAACTGGGGTTATCAGGAAAATTAAACAGAGAAGATGATGTTACAGAAAAATTAGATGGACAGAATTTATTAGTAAGTTGGAAGGATGATAAGTTAATAGCTGCAAGAAATAAAGGTCAACTAAAAGGATTTGGTGCAAACGCATTAGATGTTAATGGTGTTGCATCTAAATTTGCAGGTAGAGGTAATATTAAAAATGCATTTGTTTTCGCAATGAAAGATTTACAGAAAGCAATTAAAGGATTATCAGCGGGACAGAAGGATAAAGTATTTGGTGAAGGTAAGAGATGGATGAATTTAGAAGTAATGTATCCTGCGTCTGCTAATGTGGTAAATTATGATGGTGCTTATTTAGTATTTCATAATGCTACTGAGTATAATGAAGCTGGAATGGCTAAAAAAACTGATACTTCTTTAGCTAGAATATTAGAAGGTATGATTAGACAGGTTAACCAGCATGTTCAGAAGAAATTTACAATATCTAAACCACAATTTTTAACGGTATCTAAAAGTCAAGATTTTGCTAAAAGACAAAAATATTTTTTATCGAAGTTACAGAAATTACAGAATATTTATAACTTGAAGGATAAAGATACTTTAGGTAAGTATCATGAAACTTATTGGATGGAATATATTCATAATGCATCTAAACAGATGAAGTATAATATACCAAGAAATGTTTTAAATTCATTGACAAAAAGATGGGCATTTTTAGATAAAAGTTTTAGATTAAATAATAAAGTTATTAAGAATGAGAAATTTTTAGATTGGGCTAAATCAACTGATAAAAAAGATATGAAAAGACTACAAAAAGATAATATTAAACCATTTGAAACATTATTTTTTGAATTAGGTGCAGAAATTTTAAAGAATGTAAGTGGATTTCTTGCGGCTAATCCAAAACAAACAGTATCTAAAATGAAAAAAGAAGTAGATGTAGCAATTAAACAATTAAGAAGTGCAAAAGATGTTTCTAAATTAGATACATTAAAAAGACAATTAGAAAAGTTTGAAGCTTTAGGTGGTTCACAGGCGATAGTTCCATCAGAAGGAATAGTGTTTAAATATAAAAATAAAATGTACAAGTTTACAGGAGCATTTGCACCTATTAATCAAATACTTGGACTATTAACATTTGGATAAATTATGGCTGGTTATAGTAAAGATACAGAACGACAAAATGAAGCATTAAAATCTATTTTACGGAATGAGGCTCCTGAAAAAAGAGCTATGGTTGGATATAATAGTGGGAAAGAACCAGAGAAACATGGTGATAAAATATCTCCACTATCAGAGGTAATGAAAGAAGCAAGAATGCCTTGGTTTTGTCCAGAATGTAAAAAAACAATGAAGATAAAACTTGATGATAAGATGTGGAGATTATACGGACATTGTTTTGATTGCCAAGTAAAAATGGAAACTAAATTAAGAGCTACTGGAGAATATGAAGAGTGGGAAAAGAATAAGATAAAAGAAAATAAAAAATCTTATGTTAAAGATATGTTACAAGGATTAGATTCTTGGGAGAATGAATCAATGCCTGAAATACATAATTCAGTAGGACTTGAAAAAGTAGAACTTCAAAAAGAACAATGGAATTCTAATAAAGAACATGTAAAAAAATTAGCAGAAGATGCTAGAAAATATTTATACAGTTTATTAGAAGAAGAGGATGGTGAGAAAGATGGAATTAGTACAGATAGATAAACAAGTATTTACTAGAGTATTAGATTTAATAGTTAATTTGAAAGAAATAGCTAGAATATACCACGCAGATAATCATAAAGATTTGAAAGAAGCATTAGAAGTATACAATGAAATAGAAGAAGAATTATGTAAAATTTTTCATACTAATACAGAATATGATTTTGATGATTTATTAACAAGTGTTGGTTTAATTAGACATGGAGAAGCATAATGAAAGGTTTAGCAAAAATAATCGGTATTATCTTAGGTATTTTAGGATTAAGTTCTAAAGCTACAGCAAAGAAGAAAGCTGCAGTTAAAAAGATAGATGCCAAGAAAAAAGTTGTAAAGAAACAACTCGATAATATTGACAAAGAATTAAAAGCTGTAAAAAAGAAACAAACTAAAGCTAAGAAAAAAGTTCCAAAGAAAGTTACTTCAGTTAGAAAAGCTAAATCTTCTTTAAAAAATAGAGCTAGTAAGAAGTGAAAAAATTTATAATATTATTATTTTTATCAATAGGTTTATCACAAACTACATTTACTGATGAAGAAATAACTAACCTTGAAAATCAGTTTTTACAATTTGAGTTTCAAGTGGATTCAATATCTACACAAGATAGTTTAAAAACAGTAGAGATAGATTTGTTGAATCATAAAATTAGTTTGTTAGAAGAAGATGTAGCTCTTACAGAAAAGAAAGTTAAGTTAGTTAAGCCAAGTTGGTATGAAAACAAATGGTTATATTTTTCATATGGAGCAATTTTAGGTGTTAGTGTAACTGAGCTTTTTAATTCTATCAAAAATATTATATTATAATGAACGATCAAATACAAAGAAGTAATCCATCGTATAAGGAAATAATAAAGGAAGAGTATGTAAAATGTGCTGGAGATCCTGTATATTTTATGAAAAAATATTGTTATATTCAACACCCAATAAAAGGGAAAATACCATTTGCTTTATATGATTTTCAAGAAAAAGCTATAATAGATATTATACAACACAGATTTAATATTATATTGAAAGCTCGTCAGTTAGGTATATCTACAATTACAGCTGGGTACTCTTTATGGATGATGACTTTTCACGCAGATAAAAATATTTTGGTAATTGCTACAAAACAAGAAGTAGCAAAGAATTTGGTAACTAAAGTTCGTGTGATGCACGCAAATCTTCCAAGTTGGTTAAAAGCAAAATGTGTTGAAGATAATAAGTTAAGTTTAAGATATAAGAATGGTTCTCAAGTAAAAGCAGTTTCAAGTGGTGAAGATGCTGGTCGTTCAGAAGCATTATCATTATTGATACTTGATGAAGCGGCATTTATTGATAGAATTGATACAATATGGGCAGCTGCATCTCAGACATTATCAACGGGTGGACAATGTTTGGCACTATCTACACCAAATGGTGTTGGTAATTGGTTTCATAGAACTTGGATGGATGCAGAAGATGGATTGAACGATTTTAATTTTATGAGATTACATTGGACTGTTCATCCAGAGAGAGAACAAGAATGGAGAGATGATCAAGATAAATTGCTTGGTCCTTCATTAGCGGCTCAAGAATGCGATTGCGATTTCATCACTTCTGGACAATCAGTTATTGATGGTGTATTATTGGAAGAGCAATTAAATACGAATGTTTGTGAACCAATAGAAAAGCGTGGAGTAGATTCTAATATTTGGATATGGGAGCCAGCAAACTATACAAAAGATTATATAGTGTGTGCTGACGTAGCAAGAGGAGATGCATCAGATTATTCTGCGTTTCATATTCTTGAAATGGAAACTTTAAATCAAGTAGCAGAATATAAAGGAGCTATATCTACAAGAGATTTTGGTAATATGTTAGTTAACATAGCTCAAGAATATAATCAAGCATTACTTGTTGTGGAGAATAACAACATTGGTTGGGCAGCAATACAACAGATAATTGACAGAGAGTATCAGAATTTATTTTATATGTCAAAAGATTTAAAGTGGGTAGATACACAAAGACAAGTATCAAATAAACTTTATAGGCAAGACAGACAATTAGTTCCTGGATTTACTATGTCAATGAAAACAAGACCTTTAATTGTTGCTAAATTAGAAGAATTTTTTAGAGAGAAGCTTGTGAAAGTCAATTCCAGGAGATTAATTGATGAATTATTCGTATTTATATATAACGGACAACGCGCAGAAGCTATGTCTGGGTACAATGATGATTTAGTAATTTCATATGGAATTGCGCTTTGGATAAGAGAAACCGCGTTAAGGCTAAGAGCTGAAGGTATTGAATTACAGAAAAAATCTTTAGATAGTATAAATTCCTCTAATTCACCTAATGGCATTTATACTAATAAAACTCCTGAACAAGAAACTTGGGAGTGGGAATTAAAAGGAAAGAAAGAAAGTCTTGATTGGCTTTTGTAACTAAGAGGTAAAATATGGCTGATACATCATTATTTAGTAGACTACAACGATTATTTAGTACAACTGTAATTGTACGAAATGTCGGAGGAAAACGATTAAAAGTGGTAGATACTGACGAAATGCAAGCTACACCCAAATCTAATTTGATTGATAGATATACTAAACTACATAAGGGAGTAGGATTAAGTGGTTATAGTGATACGGGATTAATTAAAACAATGCGATTAGGATTGTTTAAAGATTATGAAGCTATGGATTTAGATCCAATTATTGGTTCTGCATTAGATATATATGCAGATGAATCTACGATGAAAAGTGAGTATGGAGAAGTTTTAACAGTACAATCTAATAACGACAATATTAAAACAATATTAAATAATTTATTTTATGATGTTTTGAATATAGAATTTAATTTATGGCCTTGGGTTCGTAATATGTGTAAGTATGGTGATTTCTTTTTAAGATTAGAAATTCAAGAAAAGTATGGTATTACAAATGTAGAACCACTTTCTCCATATGATATTTCAAGGATGGAGAATACTGATCCAGAAAATCCAGAATACGTTAAATGTATACAGGAAAGTGG